ACTCTTGAGTTTGCAGTTGGCATTGACCCAGAATCCTAAGCTCATGTTAGGTTGTGCAAGTAGGTTGGCGATAGCTCTACGAGATACATTGGTGTACTCATAGCGAGTATCGGTAAGGAACTCAACAATAGCTGTGCCTGTGATAGGGTCTACGTCAATAGATTTGACACATGTTGAAGTGCGTGATTTTGGTTGCATAAAGCGGCCTAGTGATGGTGAATACAGGAGGGTGATGCCCTCATAGAATCAATATAGCAATGATTCTAGGAGAATGTCATGAGTAAATATACTCAACCCCATTGTGCAGCCATAGCATCAGCAATTCCTTGGAATGTCTGAGATCTGATCTTCCAACGGTCAGCTGAAGGTGACAGCAAGTGCAAGCGGTTGGCAATCTTAGGGTCAACCTTGGTAATGTCGATGACATCGGTGGGCGTGAGCTTGGGTAGACCTCGGAGCCATAGACCAGTACGCTTTTTGTCAGGGTGGCCAAATTGGTACGGCTGAATGTATTGGGTGGCCTTGCCTAGCTTGGAGCGTGATGATAAAGCACCTACAGGATTTTCTATACATAGCTTGACACCTGACTGCTCGTGTAAATCCCATATACGCTCTACAAACTTTATAGCTGCAGGTTGGCGGCCATCTGCGACCTTCTCAGCCCAATACTTGGAACCGCTCAAACTCAAGTGAGTGCAAGGAGGGTGGGCGATTATGAGATCCCAATCGTACACATTATGTGGGTAGATGAGGTCGAACATATTACCTTGGTAATGTTTACCGTTAGGACTGTCCGATGGTAGGAAGTCACAGGATGTAGCGTCATGGCCACGCTTGGTAAATGCGTCACGTACTACACCGCTGTACTCACATGCTACGAGTACTTTCATGGGCGTGATGATTGAGAAATTAACAGTGTGGATGTTTGTGGCGTAGTCGCCTGTATTCTAAGTATTGGATAGCTCTACGCACATCTTCGGGGAGTACGTGAGAGTCCTTTGACGGTATCGAAGTACCATCGCTCGACTTCTTGGCTGGGGAATTGGTAGTGTCTGTCATGTAGATCAGTAAGAACGGATAAGAGTACGGGATCGTTGATGACCTCATCGTTGACGAATACAGAGCCGTCAAGTATGGGCATGAGTGTTAGTTGTTTAGACATTGTGAATACGTTTGTGAGTCACCCATGTTATAGCTTGGATGTCTGCAGCTGTAAAGGATTCGTTAAGCTCTTCATTGATAAAGCTAGTCGCATCAACATAATCATCCTTGATTTGTTGGCGTAACTTCTTACCAATGTTAGGCACTTGCTTCATAGTTAGACGTTGACCGAACCAGACACTATAGGCGTGACCGTCAATACACACGTCATTGAGAGCTGAGTTAGTAATGCAGTTGAAGAACTCTATAATCTTAGGCCCATTGAGTGTTGTGATGATGTCACAGCCTCTGAGTATGTTAAGAGCTTTCTCTTGCATTTTCGTGTAGGTACAAACCTTCACGGCCAGGATGTCCTCATCTGTACCGCCAGCCGACCAACATTTGATCATGGCTTCAGCGTCTATGATGTTACGCTCCCAGCGATTGTTTGGCGATAATGCAGCGATGACACCTGCAGCTTCTTCGGGACGTAGACCGTACTTGTTAGCAATACGGCAACTGATTTTAAAAGCTGATGCGTACCAGTCACAACCTAGTTGTACTTCTTGCGATGTAGCTAGTGTGAACTTGGCGACTATCTCTCTTGCATTAACGCTCAACTGAGCGTATGTCATGAGTAGTGGATGACCTCCGTAATAAGTGGATGAACTAGGCTAACTACACCTAGTAATTTATAGTTCATAAGCGGCTTACATACAACGTTCGATGTAATGCGATTTGATTTAAATCTAGCAAATCATTTTTATTTGTCAAGTATCAATTTATTTGCTTTTAATAAATAGCTGATTGAGTGACTTGAAATAAGTTAGTGATTTGTTCGATGTACTTACAATATCAAAACCGAATCTACTTGTCAACTATCTAACCATAAGTATTTATACCTATCTTTTTATCATTTATAGCTACAAATCGGTGAAAAGCTAGGTATACCAAGGGATCTCAGCCAAATAAACTAATAAATCCTTTTTTTATATATATAGAGTGTTTTGATTTAGGCAGACTAGGCTTTATTAATTTTCTTATTAGTGTTTTAACTGTTATCCCTTGAACCTTTTAATTTCTAAGTATTTATACCTACTCATCTTTTTTTATTAACTAAGTATTTATACTCAAATAATAAAAATATCTTGATATATCCAATTTTCTCGCACTCTATATATAGTGCTAGCTTATGTTTTGAGACGCTAACAGATGGCCGAAGATGTAATCCCTGAGAGGTGCTAAGTATTTTTACCTAATAACAAAAGCTGACATTAAACATGATGATGGTGAATATGTACAGAGTATAAATACCTATTGTCAGTAAATCAAAATCCCTGAGAGGTACCATAAAATATTTTAGAAGTCAAGAGTATAAATACCTATTGTTAGGAAATCGTGACGGCACCCCAAAGGGGGTACGCCAGGATAGGGCACGTATATAATCCCTACGAAAAATTATGTCAAAATTTGAGGAGACATCCTTGTTCCTATTCTTCTGCCACATATACCCCGCTAACGTCAAAGGGGCTGCTACACGCAGTACTAAAAGTACTAACAGTACATATTTAATTTTTATCATGTTTTGGTTTAGATAACATACGGTTAAGTTGTTGTTTTCTTAATTCAGTTTCCATCTGTTTTGGGCTTAGGGTTGACCAGCGTTCTAGTAATAAACTTATTCTAAAGTTTCTATACCACTTACTTTTCTTAACTCTTTGCCATAGGTGTTGTATAGTCATGGTAGTAGGTGCTTTAGTGAGTAGTAGGAGGAGGTTATATACAGCACGAGCGGGTAACTCGTGATAGAAGAGGGTGGAAGTTTTTACTCTACTCACCCTCTTGACCGCTGTTTCCACCCACGAGGAGCACCACTTCCCCGTGTATTATGGTGGGGTTGGTCTACATCCAAGTGTGTGTATGGCTTTTAGTAGATCCTCTAGCCTCTCTTCTTTGGTCTAAGTCCATACCCATGACCATGTGATTAGCTTCTGCTTGAGGGTCATCCATCCAAGCCTCTAGGTGGTCTAACCATTCTTGTTGTCTTCTGTCTTTTATTTGTTCTGTTGCTGACAATGCTAAGGCATCTGTATACCATTTAACGCCTTGGGCGAGGGCATCGATTCTGTCATCGTGTCTAACAGCTCCTTTTTCTCGGCACATTCTGCTGATTTGGTAAGCAAGCATATATTGGAATCTATTTTCAGTCGCCTCATCTGCATTACTTTTATAATCCCACGTAATGACGGCAGGATCCACAACAAGCCTATGCTGATTAAAGATAGGTTCAAGAGAACTAATAATCCGATCTTCTTTCCTGACATTTGCTCTAGTCTCCTCTATGTTAATTAATGTTTTTGTCGTTTGACAGTGTTTTCTAAATAGCTCTGATACAATACCATCGCCAAAGTTACTCTCGATGAGCAGCGTACTCGCACCATACTTTCTACACCTCTTTAATATGTCTAATAATGTATTGTCGCTGTAACCGTCCTTAGTGGCGTAGATTTCGTGTAGGTATATAAATCCATTTAACTGTGATAAGAAGCATGCTACAGTCTCATCTGAGCCCCTTCCAGAGGGGTCTACGCTACAAATAGTCTCGCTATATTCTTTCCACTCTCCCTGTATCTGCATTGGCTTATAATAATAGTCCCCTGGAAGTCCTGCACAAGGCAGTTCCTTACACATATTTTCTGGATTAGAGCACCATATTATATTTTCGGGTGCATGTGTAGGGTTTACTGGGTTAATTATTAGGTCTGCAAACTTTAACGGGAACTTCTCAGCATCAGATAGGGTAGTATCTAGCATAAACTGCAGCATAAAGTTACTACGACCCATAGATGACTCTCTTTCCAGTAGATCACCTTCTTTAAATCGTGTATCTGTAGGCTGCCACGCCATATCACCTTTTTCTAAGTCTTCTGTTAGCTGAGGTGCTAACAATCCATCATACATAGCAATCTTACGGGGGTATCTAGCTGGCCATACAAATGGTCTGTAGCTACGTTCCCTTAGCTTGTTATATACAGTGAATGTCGTCTGAGGAGTGCCGAGAAACATAATACGAGAGTCACGTTTAGGAGTAAGAATAGACTCACATTCAGTAACAAGCTGTAAAAGTTTTTCACGTTGTAGCTCCGTCATACTATTATTTGGTACTTCTACGTCATCGAGTACCATTAGATCTGCCCTAGAACCAGTTAACTGTCCTGTAATACCTACAGACTTAACTGAGGGGGCTTGATGCGGGGCTGCTGGCCCTACGTCAAATGATATACGAGACCATCTCTGGTCATCGTTCTTAGGCTTTAGCTGTGATAGCCAAGGCACTTCTAATATTAGTCTTTGGCAGAAGATTGAGAAACTGTCAGCTCTATCTTTAGATGCCGATACAACCATGATTTTTTTATCTGGGTTGTTAAATAGCGTCCAAAGAACGAAAGCAGCAGTGATCCAAGATTTACCGACACCACGAAACGCTTGGATTTGGAGTCGTTTAGGGCCATGTTGTAGATACTCCGCTATACATAACTGTGCTCTGGTAGGAGCTGGTAGACTAAGGTGTGTCCATACAGCAGTTAGAAAGTATCTAAAATCATCATGTAATTTAGATTCTATATTCATATATCACACTCAACATCTCTAGTTATACTCATGTCGTTCAATCCTTTGACTTCTGATGATATAACTTTGACCCCTGGTTCACTACGCCAGTCTTCACAAAAATCACATAGTTTATGGTAGTCCTCAAGAGCGTCATCTACAGCTTTTCTGGCTTTGTAGTCTACGTATTGAGGTTCTACCCATAATAAAAACCACACCATAGCCCAACGTAAGGGCTTAGGTGTAGCTTGTGCTATGTCTTTGAGTTCCTGTAATAATAACTTGTTAGGGTTAAATAATTTATTCATTTAATCCAATTTAAGATTAG